ACTGTTTATTATCAAGGACAAATTGCAGCATGCTGGGGGTTTGCGCAACTTGTGCCTGGAGTTTTTGAAGCGTGGTGTCTAGGCAGTGAACTATTTAATCAATATCCTGTGGCTACCACCAGAACTGCAAAGTTTGTTATTGAGCAAGGTGCAAAATATTTAGCAGCACATCGTATTCAAGTAACAGTACTAGCTAATAATAAAGTTGCAAACAACTGGGCATCTGTACTATTATTCAACAAAGAAGGGTTAATGAAACAATTTGGACATGACAAACAAGATTATGTCATGTACGCAAAATACTATTAGGGGTAGTAATTATGGGCGGCATATTATCAAAACCAAAGATTCCACCACCAGAGCCAATTTCAGAAGAAACTAAAATGCAACAAGCTAGGCAGCAAGAAATTTTAGAAAGAGATGAAAAGCGTTTGGACGATGAAAGAACCGAAGAATTAACCACGTTACAAAAACGTAAAAGACGTGCCAGATTTGGTGGCAGACGTATGTTGTTGGCAGAAAGACCAATGGCTGAATTAGGCATACCAAAGAAAGATACGCTAGGAGGATAGATGCCAAAAGTAATTAGCAAAGACGGCAAAGTAAGAATGTTTCCCTACACAGGCAAAGGGATCGGCGAAGCCAAAGGTTATGCCAAAGACACTGGTGGTAAGTTTGTGTTAGGCAGTCCAAAAGATAATTTTAAAAAGAAAAAAGCAAAAACTTAAATTAGGAGATGTTATGAAGCCAATGAAGAAAAAGAAAACTAAAACACCTAAACCAAGAAAAATTAGGTATTAGTGGATAGAAAATTTAAAAAAGTACCCAAAAGTAAAAAGGGGGTGCCTTTAAAATATTTAGCCAGTGCTAAAGACAAAAGCAAACGTGAGAGTGAAATTTTACGTACCCGTAGATTGTATCGTCAGGGGTTGTTGACACCTAGCATGATGGACAAAATAAGTAAGGAGAGGTCTGGTGGCAAGTAAATATCCAAGTAGTTATACAAGTAAATTTTCTAAAAGCACACTAGACAAAGTTTACAAGAGAGGTTTAGGTGCATATTATTCTTCTGGTAGTCGTGGTGTTTCTGCTCATGCTTGGGCTATGGGTAGGGTCCGATCGTTCGTTACAGGAAAAGGTGGTGCTAGAAAAGCAGATAAAGACTTGCTTGGAAAAAAAAGTGGATAAACAAGATTTTAAAAATTTTATTAAACAAAAAGAAGGCATGCCTTTTTTGCAGGCTACAAAAATATTTAAGGATGAAAAATATTTGACTATATGTTATGGACATTATGGCTCTGATGTTTTACCAAAGCAAAAAAAGACTTGGCGACAATGCAATCAGATGCTAGATGAAGATGTAATGGTGCGTTTATTTGCTATTCAAAAAGCAATCCCAGCATTTAGTTGTTTTCCCAGGCACATTAAGATAGATTTGTTTGCATCTTGGTATCGTGGCGGTTTATCTGGCAGCCCAAAGACCATAGCACTAATGAATCAAAACAAATTTTTAGAAGCAAGCCAAGAGTTTTTAAACAATCGTGAGTATAAAACAACGAAATTACTGGGCATTAAGAAAAGAATGAAGCAAACTAGCTTAAAAATTAAACAACTTGCGGAGCAATAAAATGGCAAAAATGACCGTTGAGCAAATTATTAAACGATTTAACAGTGCCAAAGCAAGAAAAGAGCAATGGGAATCTGTGTATGAAGATTGCTACCGTTTTGCTTTGCCGAATCGTAACTTGTATGAAGGCTACTATACAGGCAAGTCGGTTGGGCAAAACAAAATGGCTGACGTGTTTGACAGCACTGCTATCAGTAGTACGCAACGATTCGCCAATCGTATTCAGTCAGGTCTATTTCCACCGCAAAATAATTGGTGTCGTTTAGAACCAGGCAATGACATACCAGAAGATCAGAGAGTAGAAGTTCAGCGAATACTAGATGTGTATTCAGAAAACATGTTTACTATAATCAAAAACAGCAATTTTGATTTAGCTATGGGAGAGTTTTTGCTTGATCTTTGTGTTGGCACTGCGGTGATGTTAATTGAAGAAGGCGATGAATTGATGCCAATACAGTTTACTGCCGTACCAATGTACTTGGTTTATTTTGAAGAAGGTGCATACGGCAGAGTAGAAAATGTGTATCGTGCTTTGCGCTTAAAAGCAGAGCAAATACCTGTGCAGTTTCCTGACGCAGAACTAAATGAAACCTTAAAACGCAAGATCAAAGACAACCCAATCGAAGAAATTGAATTTTTAGAAGCAACTGTCAAAGACTTAGAAACAGGCAAGTTTTCTTACTGTATTATTTTTCAACAAGAAAAATTTAAAATGGTAGAGCGTAAATTAAACTTTTCTCCTTGGGTTGTATCAAGATACATGAAAGCGGCAGGTGAGGTATACGGCAGAGGTCCGCTAACAGCAGCCATACCAGATATTAAAACTCTAAACAAGACCAAAGAATTGTTATTGAAAAACGCATCGCTTGCAATCGCTGGTGTGTATACCGCAGCAGACGATGGTGTTTTAAATCCTAATACTGTTACCTTAAAACCAGGTGCAATCATACCTGTGGCTAGAAATGGTGGACCGCAAGGTGAAAGTCTTAGACCGCTATCTCGTAGTGGTGATCCACAATTATCACAAATCGTAATTGACCAACTACAAATGTCAATTAAAAAAATATTGTTAGATGAATCTGTGCCTAGAGATGACATGTCAGCACGTAGTGCTACTGAAATACAACAACGTATACAAGAATTAGCGCAGAATTTAGGTAGTGCTTTTGGACGTTTGATAACAGAGGTGATGACCCCAGTCGTACAACGTACTTTACAGATAATGGATGCTCAAAACTTAATAGAGTTACCTTTAAAAGTAAACGGTTTGGAAGTAACTATAAAACCTGTTAGCCCAATCGCTATGTCGCAGAATCAAGAAAAAATTAACAACCTTTTACAGTTTGCGCAAATTGCTCAACAGCTTGGTCCAGAGGGACAAACTTCTGTTAAAATCGGTGCTGCCGCAGATTTTATAGCTGATAACTTAGGCATACCAGCAGAGGTTAGAAACACCGCAGAAGAAAGAGCTGCTTTGATTGAGCAAGCTGCTATGATGGCGCAACAAGCAGCACAAGCAGAGTTGCAAGCAACACAACCACAACAAGGTGCAGAGATGCAAGAAGAACCACCAATGGAGGAACCAACATGAGTTGGGATGAACTTACTTTACTTGACGAACAAGCTATAGATCACAAAGAATTTATAAATGTTGAAGAACTGAATAGACTATACTTTCGTGTATTTAACACCGAAGATGGGCAAAAAGTTTTAAAACATTTAAGGGCGATTACCATTGAGCAACCTGTATTTATACCAGGCGAAGAACCAAGCTACGGTTTTTGTCGGGAAGGACAAAATGCTTTGGTAAGAGATATTGAGAAACGAGTACAACGAGCAAGAGGTTAATATGGCAGAGAATGAAGCAGTTGAAAGTCAAGGCTTGATAGATGAAGGCATTGAGCAGGTGCAAGCAGACGAACAAGCACAGCAAGACAACCAACCCGAAGTGATTGAGAATGTATTACGTCCAGACCCAGAAGAACCAAATACTGCAATCGCAACCGAAGGTGAAGAAGTTGAATATGAAAAACCTGAGTATTTCCCAGATAAGTTTTGGAATCAAGAAGATGGTCCAGACATAGAGGGCTTAGTCAAATCTTACAAAGAGATGGAAAAAAACTTTTCTCAAGGCAAACACAAAACGCCTGACAGTTATGATGTTTCTTTTGCAGAAGAAAAAGGCATACCAACTGATGATCCATTGCTAGAGCGTTTTCAAGGCTGGGCAAAAGATCATGGGGTAACTCAGGCAGCTTTTGAAGCATTGGCAAAAGATTATATTGAAATGGAAACCGCATCTATTGAGCAATACAAAGTAGATGTGCAAGCTGAGAAAGATAAGCTAGGTCCAGATGCAGACCAAATCATTCGGTCAACTTCTGAATGGGCAAATGGTTTATTGAAAAAAGGTGTTTTTAACGAAGAAGAACTAGAAGCATTTAAACAATCAGCAGGTACAGCAGCAGGTGTAAGAGCCATGCAAAAACTTAGACGTTTTTATGGCGAAGCTAAGATACCTGTAGCACAACCTTCTGATGAAGGTGTACCAACTGAGGAAGAATTATATGCTATGGTTGGCACAAAAGAATATAAAGAAGATCCTGCGTATCGAAACAAAGTGCAACAATGGTTTAAAATTAGATTTCCAGATGATCCAAACACAGATTATATAATTTAACTTGTAATTAGTTGCAATTTAATTATAGAATGTCGATTAAAGGATAACAGTGTTACTGCCCTTAGATCTCGTATGAGGTGTGGTAGGCGCAACCTACAAGTCTGAAGCCCACATGGACAACTTCGTGGCGTTAATTAGTAAACTAATATGGAGATATTATGAGTACATCTATAAGCTCAAGTTTTGTTACCATATTTGATGCCGAAGTCAAACAAGCGTATCAGTCTGATCGTAAATTAGCTGGTACTGTAAGGGAGAGAGCAGGCGTACAAGGTAACACATATAAGTTTAATAAGTTAGGTTCAGGGGTAGCAAACTTACATATTGCACAATCTGACGTAACACCGTTAAACTTAACACACTCGCAAGTTACCGCTACTATGTCGGATTTCAATGCTGCTGAATATAGTGATATATTTACATCAGGCAAAGTATTATTCGATGAAAGAGCAGAGCTTGCTAAAGCATTATCAATGGCGATTGGTCGTAGAATGGATCAATTAGTTATTGATGCGCTTGACGGTGCTGGTACATCTTTAACTGTAGCCAATTCGATTGGTGGTTCTGCTACTAACTTAAATGTTGATAAAGTGTTAGAAGCAAAAAAATTGATGGATGCAAAAAACGTACCTGCGGAGAACCGTTATTTCTTATGTCATTCAAACAACATGGCAGCTTTCTTAGACGATAGTGATGTTAAAACTATTGATGTCAACACAACCAAAGCGTTAGCGCAAGGTACAGTTGATTCATTCCTTGGTTTTAAATTTATTTCTATTGGTGATAGAGATGAAGGTGGTTTGGCTGTGGATGGTTCGTCTGACAGAACATGTTTAGCTTGGCATCAAAATTCTTGTGGTCTTGCAATGAACATGGATAAGAAAACTGAAATTAACTACATTGCTGAAAAAGCATCGTTCTTAGTTAATTCTATGTTTTCTGCGGGAGCTGTTGGTATTGATACCAATGGTATTGTTGAAATCACATGTCGTGAATCGTAGGAGGTAACTATGGCATATGCAAGAGCAGGTTTTGGAGCATTAGCTGGACAAGGCAGAGCAGGTGATTTACCAGCTTTGTACGTCTACACAACGACTGATGCACATACCGCAGTTGATGCTTCTGGTTACTTTAATGAACTATCAGACCAGCTTTCAGTTGGTGATATGATAATTGTTCATGGAGCGACTGGTGGTACAAGAACAGTAACATTGCACGTTGTAGTATCAAACGCATCTGGTGTTGTAGACATCAGTGATGGTACAACAATCGGAGCTGTTTCTGATTCTGACTAAGTAATATAAAGTTGCCCTAGTTCGCTAGGGCATACTTTTTTAAGGAGATTGTATGGCGACAGGAGATACCAAACTTACGATTTGTAATGATGCACTCTTGATGCTCGGTGCAGCAGAAATGACTTCTTTTACCGAAGGCACTGATTCTGCGAAAATATGCGACCGTTTATACGATGACTTAAAAAAGTATATCTTATCTATTTACCCTTGGTCTTTTGCTAAAAAGAAAGTTCAGTTGGCTAGGATTAGTGATACACCTACTACCGAGTGGTTGTACGCTTACGCATTACCATCTGACATTATAGGAACACCAAAAGCATTGTTTGAAGATTCAACTGCTGGCACAAGGCAATCGCAAGAATTTGAATTGTATAACATAGATCAACAAAGACTATTGGCTAATTACGAAACTGTTTATATCGATTACATAGCAGATATTAATGAATCTATATTTCCAGAATATTTTGTGTATATGCTACGTCATGCGTTAGCTGCTGACTTTGCAGAACCGCTTACAGATCAAATCAGTAAAGCAGATTACTTTAGAGTATTGGCTTTTGGTACGCCATCAGAAAATGGTAGAGGTGGGTTATTTAGGCAATGCACTAATGCCGATGCACAAGGACAACGTAATCAGACATTAGGCAATAACTCATTTGATTTGATTGAGGTACGCTGATGTCAAGGGTCATTGACATACAAAATAGTTTTACGTCAGGTGAACTAGACCCAAAACTAATAGCTCGTGATGATATAAAAGCCTATGATACTGGCTTGACTACAGCTTTAAATGTTGTTGTGTTACCGCAAGGTGGTGCTAAACGTAGACCTGGGCTTAAATTTATAACTGAATTAGACAGTGCAGCTACCGATGGCGTGCGTTTAGTAAGTTTTGAATTTAACACCAGCGATGCTTATTTACTTGCTTTTACGCATCAAAAAATGTATGTCATCAAAGATGGTGTCTTACAAACCAATATAGCTGGTAGCGGTAATAATTTTTTAACAACAACTATTACCTCTGCTATGCTCAACAAAATGTGTTGGGTACAAAGTGCTGACACCTTGATTGTGGTGCAAGAAGATATGGCACCTAAAAAAATTACTCGTACGTCAGATACAGCTTGGGCTATTGCTGATGTAACATTTACATTTAATCCGCAACACGCATTTACTTTGAGTACATCTACTGATGTGTCTAGTGCTGGTACACTTACGCCTAGCGCAACAACTGGCAATATAACTTTGACAGCATCATCTGGCTCGGTGTTTACGACTTCGCATGTTGACCAATTTATTAATGTAAGAGGTGGTAGTAAGTTTGGTCGTGCAAGAATATTAGAACGCACTAGCGCAACTGTTTTAAAAGCGCATGTAGAGATTCCATTTTTCAATACCGATGCTATTGCAAGTGGTGATTGGGAACTTGAAACTGGCTACGAAGATACGTTTAGTAGCAGCAAGGGTTTTCCAAGGACGGCTACTTTTCACCAAGGACGGTTGTTTTTTGGTGGCAGCAAATCAAGACCGTCTACTATTTTTGCATCTAGGGTCAATGCTTTTTTTGACTTTAATCCAGGCGAAGGTTTAGATGACGATGGGTTTGTTGCAACCTTAGACACTAATCAACTTAATACTATTACTGACATTATCAGTGCTAACTACTTACAAATTTTTACGACAGGTGGTGAATTTTTTGCACCACAAGATTTTAGTGAACCGCTTACACCTAGTAACTTTATTGCCAAAGTGCAATCTGGTCATGGTAGTAAAGAAAGTATACGAGTACAAAACATTACAGGTAGTACGATATACGTGCAACGACAAGGCAAAGCGCTTAATGAATTTGTATACGACAGAAGTGGTGAAGGTTACTTGACTACACAAATATCCTTGCTATCAAGTCATCTACTAGCAACACCAATCGATATGTCAATTCGTAGAGCAACATCTACTGATGAAGGCGACCGTTTGGTTGTGGTTAACAATGACGGATCAGCAGCAGTGTATACGTTATTAAAAGATCAAAACATTGTGGCAGCTACTAAATTTACTACAGATGGCGATTTACTAAATGTTTCAACTGTAGTCAGCGACCAGTACGTAGCTGTCAAACGCACTATCAATAGTGCTAATAAATATTACATTGAACTGTTTGACGAAGATCTAACTTTAGATAGTGCGGTATCAGGCGGTGCAGCATCTAGTCATAGTTCAGGACATCTAAATCAAAAGACTGTAAAAGTAATTGGTGATGGCGTTATGCAAGCTGATGTAACAGCAGGCGCTAGCACCATTACTTTTGCAAGTTCTACTTCTAGTTCATATCAAGCAGGACTAGACTATACGGTAACTCTTAAAACTTTACCTATAGAACCAGGTATACAAGGCGTGGCTAGCTTAAAAGGATTTAAAAAACGTGTGCTGGAAGTCAATGCGTTTTTAAACGAAACACAAAACTTAACAATTAACGATAACACCATACCAATCAGAACGCTTGGCACTAGCAACTTAGATGTTGGGGTACCAAGTTTTACTGGTACAAAAACATTGCATGGTATTTTGGGATATAGTTTGACAGGGCAGATCACCATTGGACAATCTGCACCACTCAAATTACACTTGCTTGGTATGGATTACAAGGTAAGCACAGGAGGGTAAATGTCAAAAGCAGCGATTGCATTTGCAGCAAGTTCAGGATTTCAAGCATTTACTTCTATACGTCAAAGTCAAGCACAAGCTGCGCAATTACGTGTACAAGCACAAGCTGCGCAAATAAAAGCTGACTTTGAAGCAAGACAAAACAAAATTGCTTTACAAAAAGAAACCAACGAAATAAAAGAAAATGGAGCGCAAATCTTAAAAGATTTAAACCGTCAAGTAGCAACTAATATTGCGCTTGGTGCGGCTAGTGGTTTTTTAAAAGAAAATGTTTTAAACTCAAAAATTATAGAAGAAGGCTTATCAGAATTTTTAACAAGCGAGCAATCAAGACAATTACTTAAATCGCAATACGGAATTATTGGCGAAATGTTAGAAAGACAAGCATTAGATGAAAAAGCACAAGCAACACAAGCTGCTGTAAATACAGAAAATTTAGGTCTTTTGAACGCTGGCGGATATTTAGCGCAAGGTTATCTAAATTATCAAAGGTATAAAAACCCACAACCAATAAATAAAGACCCAGAACCAGAAGATGAAGAATAATAGGAATACTTATGGCTAAACAAGACACACAATACAAAGGAGTAAAAGGTACAAAAATAAACCTGCCAACCTTAAATGTTACCCAATCCAGACCTTTAGCCCTAAACACAAGTCAAGAATTATTTGCAGGGTTGCAAAACAACATAAAAACCATGCAAGTATTTTTAGAAGATAGAGCAAAAGTTGCTGCCCAAATACAAGGGAAAAAAATTATGGACAGCAATATGCCAACTAAAGAAGATATTGACGGTATGGTTAAAACAGGAGAAATAGAAATGCCGTTCAATCAAGATACATTTAATGTGGTTGAGCAAACTGCAAATTCATATTTTAGAAATGTTGTTTCAAATAGAGTTTTTCAAAGGGCAATAAAAGATTCTAATAAATTATGGCAAGTAGATGCTTATAATAATGATGAATTGCGCAACAACTTAGGAGCATTAGACCAAAGAAATGATAACATATTTAACACTTATGCTGAATTGTTTGCTAACGACCTAGCAGGTTATGATAATTTTCAAAAAAATTATTATACGTACGCAAAAGCACAAAGAAGTGATTGGTTACAAAAAAGTGCTAACTATAATTTTAATATAGAAAATTTAGATCGCAAAACACACTATAAAGAATTATCTGTTAACGCAGGAAAAATTTATAATTCAAATGAATTTAGCCGAGAAGCAGTAAATAATGTGTGGGAAAATGAAAAACAACTAATCCAAAGCACTACTGCACAGAATTACCCTTTGGTATTAGCCGATTTAGAAAAAGCAAAAGAAGAAAGTTGGATAAATATTGCTACAGAAATGACCTTTAAAAATAATTTATTAAGAAAAGATAATAAAATTCCAATAGAACCAAATCATGTAGCAAATAATAAATTGTTAAATGATTTGCTAATAACGTATAAAGATAACCCAAGACTTGCTAAATCAATTTATTTAAGCGCTTTAGTAAAAAATTATAGTATTCAAAATGATGATAGACAATTAAATGCACATTTAAGAGGGTTAAAAGTAAATGGCAAACCAATTCAACAGGACCCTGATTACCTTGAATTTATAGATGACGTAAGAACGGAAGTTATGAAAGAACAAACCAGTAGACAGAATGTAGCTTTATCAGAACAAACTACAGATATAAACACTATATATCAAAATATACCTCCAGATTTAAAAACGTTTGAAGCTATAAAAAATCATATTTTAAATAATGAAGCATATACAATTCGTGGACAACGACCTACTTCAGATGAAGCTGACGATATAGCTAGACAAAAAATACAAGCGTTGTCTGTTAATGCGCCAGACTTGG